AACATTGTGAGCGATAAAGCATTCGGCTAGTGGCCTGGCATCGGTAAGGATCTGGCCTTGACGCGTCTCACCAACGAACATAACCGCCGTACCGAATGACGCTAAGTCGAGATAGGTTTCATGCAGGGATGTAGCAAAGTTTGTGCCTGGTGCGTACAGCTTGGCCCACATGATGTCTTCAACGTTCGATAGATACGACTTGATCTCATCATCTTCGTTGTACGCATCGTCTGTCATGCGGAGCGAGAACCACTTTGCAGCCGGGTTTGTTGCCAGGCCATGCAGTGCAGCTGCAAGCAGTTGGTTTGAGTGAATAGCAGTCGAGTCATAAACTCGCTGCATGCGCTTTTCACCCTCGGTACGATATCCGACAAAGTCTACCTTTCGAGGCTGCACATACTCCGCAATCTCTTGCCAATGCTGCTCCCAATTCGTGCGCCGTTCGCCTCTCACATCATCAAACTGATGTTTAAGATCCATGATGGCTTTGTCAGCCGCCGCGTTATCCAAATTCACCCGCCATTGCTAGTATGAGACGTGCTAGCTTCTTTGCATCTTCATTCGTTAGTATGACTTGAGTTTCGTTCAACTCGCCGTCACCGTCTTCGAATGAAAGTCCGACGATTTCATAAATCGCGCCGCGACCAAGTTCCGGAACAACGCCCGCCGATACTTCAAGTGAAGACACCCAATGCGATTTGCCTTCCGCATTAACAATGCAAACCGTTGTTTGTGCGTGTGCAATCTTATCCAAGCGTTGGCCTCACTGACGGCGTTGCGCCTAAGTTATCTTGATCGCTGACAAGTGTTGAGGCTAAGCCAGAACGTTGCTGTAGTGCTGCACGTTGCTGAGCATCCCTGTTTGTGTCTAGCTCGCTATCACGCGCCGTTGGCTCTCTGGGCGGCGGCTCTGGCTCTGGTGGTGGTGGTGCCGGCGCTGGTGCCGGTGTAGACCTACTAGATCCGCACATTGTTATTATCTCCCACCTGGATCACCAAGCTCTGAACCGAATGTTTTGCTGTCATTGCGAAGCGCATCCAATCGCTGCTGCTCAACCTGGTTGCCACGATCGGTTGCTAGAGCTTCGCGCTCGGCGTCTGATTGAGGTCCGCCGTTTTCTGGTGCTGGCCAATAGTGATCTTTAACGATTGGCTCTTGTTGTCCGCCGCCTTTTGATCCGCACATTGCTGCAAATCCCTGTGTTCTCGGCGCTCTTTCAGTAGAGCCCGCGTCAATCCGTTGACCTTCACCCGCCTAACTCCGATCCAAATGTGTTGTTTGTCGTGCCTGATGACGCTGAGTTGATCGCTGCAACCATTTGTTGCTGATTAGGATCAGTCAAATCACTGGTTGGCTCTGTATTTGCCTCTTCAGCTGGCGGTTCTGTGTAGTGATTATGCGTTACCGGAGCTGGACTAGATTTCCTGCCACCCATGCACATTAGTTAGCCTCCGAATGTCTGATAGCCGTTATTCGGCTCGCTAGGATCTGTCGTTGATAGGACGTTAACAGCGCTCTTACGTTGCGCCAGCTTGGCGCTGTCTTGCTGTTGCACGTCATAGTCAAACTTGGTTGGCTCGGTTGCTGGTGGAGCTTCCGGAGCTGGTGGTGTTGGTGCTGGTGCGGATGATCCGCCGCCGCCGCCGCCAAAACACATTATTCTGCCGCCTCTATTAGTTCTGGATTGAGCAAGTCTTCACCTTCACGCCGTATCCAAACAAAGCGGAGATAATCGTCTCCGTTTTTCCCATAAGCAGATAAACGCTCACCTTCTTCTCTCGCTCCCATAGCTCGGAGAAAAGCATGTGCGTCAGTATGATTGATATGGCTTTCACACTCCAGTCGGTGAACCCCGTGCTCGTAACAGTAGTATTTAATTTTCTCACGTAGCCAGCGCATCATCGGGAACATAGAAGGCTTGCTTTCATCGGTCCCGAACATCCAGACTTCCCAAACGTTCGGCCATCGTTCAGCTAGACCACCAACCAGAACAGGAACACCGTCCTGCCAAGCTATCCGGCCCACTGCTGTACGCTCTTTAACCAGGTGGAACGTCTCATAACTAAGGATGATTGGGCTATCATGCGGACGCTGGTTAAAGATCTCGATTGCATCCATCTCACGTAAGTTCAAACAGATCCGGTCTAGGGCGATTTGGGTTACGTCCTTTAGGATCACATCAGGCATGCGGATCATAATCCAGTTCTGCAACGTACTGGCGTTCATACGCAGCGCGGTAGCGTGGATCATCCACCTGGAACGGATCGTAATCCATGCCGAATGCGTGCTGTGCTCTGCGCATTGACTTGTTGTAATCACCACCACCAAACGTAAGCAGGAAGGCGTCAGCCCGGTTTGGTGACTTCACACCGCGCTTCTTAAGATCATCCTTGCTTTCAACCTTTATCTTGCCGGTGCTTTCCATCTTGTAGGTTGGCACAACAAGCTCACTCACTAGCGCATCGTCTCCACACATTGAGACTTCCATGCTCTCGAACCATTCTCGGCCCTTCCACCATAGCTCGTCGCGTAATCGCATGTATCTCTGTCTATCGGAGCTAGGTTGCTCACCAACATTAACACCGCGAGCGGGAAGACCGAGTTCAGCAAGGCGATCAACAACACCCGAACCCACACCGATGACATCCACGTTAATTGCAGCTGGGCGATCCTTGATTGGTGTGTCATGGTATTCACGGGCGACAATACCAACAGTCTCCATTGTATCGGCTTTACGCCATTCCTTGGTTGGCTCTAGCATAGAGTTTCCACGGCGCTTAGCGAGCGCTGTAGCGTCATCACCAAAGCGGGCAACATCCAGGCCCCAAACAGGTGAATAATCATCCTGAACCACTTCTCTGCGCTGCGCAGCCTCGATCAAACCTAGATTGATGACTGCGTTATCTTCTGATGTCGGGAATTCCCCAAGGACGCGTATTCGATAAACGTTGGAGTCTTCACCGTATTCACGTGCGACTTGCTCGGCATACGCTTTATGATTTTCGTGGCTGACCGTTGGACTAACGTCATTGGGGTTGAGGCAGTTGACGGCGTGGCAGCTAAATTGATCTCGATTAGAGTGGAAGGCATTGAAAAAACGGCCACTTGTCCGCGTGGGGTTGCCACACATGATGGACATAGCATTTTCGCCAGTGAGCGCACCGCCTGCGGTCTCAAAGATGATATCATCAATGCCTGATGCTTCTTCGATTATGAATAAAAGGTTGGGGCTATGGAAGCCTTGAAGCGCTTCCGGCTTCTCCGGTCGTGCAGTTCGAGCAACTGCGAATGCGCTTTCGGGATCGGACTTGATAAAAACACGCTCAACTGAGACTTCGACCGCGTCTTGCAGGAACTTTGGAAGCCTTGCGTGCCAGTTGCGGATTTCTGACCAGACAACGTCTCGGAGCTGGTCTTGGCTGTTAGCCGTGACTGGTATTTTGCATGGTCGTCTGAAGAGAAGAAACCAAAGAATAACCCATGATTCAAAAGTTGTCTTACCAACACCATGCCCCGATCGGATGGCCAGGTGTCTATTTCCGTCTGCAATGGCTTGCAATGCTCTTGCTTGCCAGGGGTGCGGCTCAACTTTGAATGCCTCTATTACGAAATAGTAAGGATTTTCTTTCCAGCGCTTTATCAGGTCGTTTGGTGACATGATACTCGCGCGCGTGCGTGGCGTGCTAAAAGTAATATACTTAAGTTATTAGGTAGCCGCGCACGTAAATGGTTGTTCATTCGTCTTCTGCTGGAGGCGGCCCGTAGAGATCGTCAATTGCCTCTCGGATCATTTCTACCTCGATCATTGCAGTCACTAGATCGTCTGTAATGTGGCTGTCTGTTGCAGTGGCGTTGTTTTTAACACGAGCAATCAGCTGGGATAGGACTCCATGCAGCTTCGTTGACGCCAACCGCAAGCGGACCATGTTGCGCACTTCGTTCGGTATCTTATTCATCTGGCGTCACGTCGATTGTTGGCGGCAGTCCATTGAGCTGCCTGATGTGCTGTTCTAGCTCATCGCTCAGTGAATGGCGCTGATTGACGTCTAGTGTTTGTGGCGCTTTTCCAAAACCACGATCTAGCAATGTGTTGATTGCTTGGATTTTCACGTTGTCTGGTGTTTCTTCTGATGTTGCTAGCCTAACCAATGTATCGACTAGCTTATCCGCTTGTTTTTGGATTTTGTCGGCAAGCTGCTTAGGCTTTTTTGATTTTCCGCTAGGGTTGCCTGATTGTCCTGGCTTGAATTGATACTCTTTCGGCGGCTTGCAATGGCCTACCTCATAACTCGCTGCATCCTGCGTGTTGCTCGCTGCGTCAGCCTTTACAACTTGAAGCATCATACTTGACCTTCAAAACCCTCATCATTTTCCGATATGCCTGATCGTGCATCCCTACGGTGTTTGTCTGTTTCTTCGTAGGCTGCGAGCATGTTAGGCTGCGCTTTAGTAAATCTTGAAGCACCTTTTGGGTGATACCCGTCCTGTTTAAGATCATAGATAGATCTAAGGCTGATGCTACCATCTTTTTCAACTTTCACTGCAAAATCTTCGGGATCTGCTAAGACTTCCATGAATTCCCAAATCATAGCGATCTAACGGATAGTGCGAGAATAGCGAGTTGCCACCATTCCCCTTTGATGTCGATAAATTTGACGTTGAAGTATTTAAGCAAAGCCAGCACGAGAACGGCATAAGCTATAATCTGCAAAGCCGGCCTCATTGGCCCTATGATCTTATTGATCTGGTCCATTGCCCGTCCGCAAATTGTCCATGATGACATAAGCACTGAAGTGATTTGCATGCATTTGCAATCCCCTTTTCGCCTTATTTTGCATATTTGCCGTCGTAGTGAGTCGCCAGTTGCCGAATTGCACAGATCAGTGCGTACTTGCCGGCACCTGCTGCTGCGTTTCTGGATCCGCCAAAAGTTTCTAAGCTTGCATCATTGAGGCTCTTTTCCTCAACAATGCATTTATGGATCATTCTCCGCTGTTCAGGCTGATTGATAGCTTGCAGGGCAAGAAACGCAGCTTCGTGGTGAAACGCCTTTCGTTCAGCGGATGTGATAGTTGCATTCGAAAGTTGTGATAAAGGTGTGCTGCCGCCCATGCGCTCTCCGTACGCGCTAACCAGTCCCGGTGTGTGCATCCCTCTTGTGACATCACGATAGAAGCGTTCAGCGGCTTCAAATTCAATCCGAGTGATATCGCCATTGCGAAACAGGCGATCAACAACCGAATTAAGCTTGAATGCTTCGCGGTTTTTGTCCCTGCTTTGCTTTGGCGTGTCATAGTCGGATCTATGTTTTAGCAGTTCCGGGGTTGGTACGTAGTTCATTGAATTGCGCCTTTGCTCTGCTGACTGCTGTTTGACGCTTGGACCTACGCTCCGCGATTTGGCGGCTTACTGACTTACGAGATTTGTTTTTGACGACTTTGCCGTCACGAATGACGTAGCCCTTAAGGCTCATTTCTTTCGCTCCCTCATCACCTCAAGCGTCGCGCCGTAAATATCGTTTGATATTTCCGACGGAAACGGGAACGAATTTTCCACGCCTTTTGTTATCGCCTCTTTTATTGAGGTATGGCCTGGGAAAGCATCTTCTACTGCATCACTTATTGCACCAGCAACCAACTCTCGGAAATAATCATTTTTCATCAGGGCATTCACCAATTCATCAGAATCAATGCTCGTCATGCTCGCCTCACTGTGATCTTGAAGTTGTCTCTGCCGGCTGGCTGGCATGAATGGACGTAGCATTCGCCGTAATTCTCCAGCAGGACGCGTTCCCCGCCTTTTGGAGGGCCTGGAGTCCGGTCAACGATAACCTCTCGCACGCGGCCATTCTGGCGCTCTGCCATGCGTTGAACTTCCTTAAACGTCTTCATGATCCCACCTTGTACTGTTTTGGGATCGCACTCATGCCGTGAGTTAGGGTTGTTACGATCCTTCCGTGCTCAACCATGAATGTGCATTCCTTGGTTTTGATCACGTTTGCCCCGCCCTTGATTGCGCTGCGGACAAAGTCGTTCAGGATTTGAGCTTTCAGTCTCTCCACATCCACGCCGTGCACTCTCTCGATGTATCGGAGCAATGCATGATCTGTGATCAAATTGTTCATGCTGCCTTGCCTTTCGCCCAAGACTTGTTTGGCTCGTATGCGTGGCAAGTCATGCCCTTGAGAACCATGCGTTCATGACGAAAGCTGTCGGGGTTTCCGCACTCATAGGCCGGTGCCTGATCCCAATTGTTTTTGAGGTCTTTGCTGCGGTGCTTGCAGGTGAAACATGAATTCATGCTT